GCTGGGGCTGGGGCGGGGGCTGGTGCTGGGGCTGCTAGTAAGCTTAATGTCAAGATAGTACAAGACGCAATTTCATCAATGCAAACAGATAATAATGAAATTTATACATTTGTTCTAAAACAAACTTCACAGATAAGTGAGTCACAGATACGTGATACTTATGTTCCCTTATGTACAAAGACCGACAAGCAAAATAACACTTATAACGTTAAGGCCAACGAGATCCATGCACCCGATGAGAATCAATTTTGGGTAGATCTGCAAGAAAAAAACCAGCTCAAGGGGTTTATAAAATTTAGTCAGATTACGGACAGAAAATTGTTCCCTCATGTGTTTGATGACACAACCAGTACTGCATACAAACAGAAAAACACCCTGAAATACACCATTTTTGAAAAAAATAAAGAAGGTGGTGAAATTGTCGCCACTGACAATACTTTTCAACGAATGCTACAACAAACACGTGGTACACGTGGTACACGTGGTACACGTGGTCCTATGCCACTACTCTTTATTGATAACATTTGCGCACAAGACAAGCTTGGTTATTTACTGTACAAGTTATTACTCAAAGTTGCTAACGTGTGTAACTGTTCGTACGTGTTGCTGAACGCCATCGCCCCAACACCGTATTTACCCCATTTTAAGTTTATCAAAGGGCAATATCCCAATGGGCGCTATATTACACCCTACATATACATGATTGCCAGTGTTGCGGACATCGGTGAATATGTACAAAACCGAGAAAATGCCGTCACACAAAAAAGTTTAGCACGTTTAAGTGGTAGTGTAACTGGTGGCGCGAGAACGCCCTGGATGTCCATTGGTTTAGGCAAGTCGACCCGCCCTGACAAGTTGTACATGGCCGTTGTTGGTCGCCGTAAGGTGCACTTTGGTAGAAAGGGCGTTGTCTACTTTGTGACTAAAACCCCCGGGGACAAAGCAGCACTGAAACACGACTTTTTGCGTGAACACAGTGGTGAAGACTGGTCGATAGATGGCGTGTTAACCCCTCAGTTCTGGACGCGCTGGGTGCTGTGGAACAAGCCGTCGAAAGCCGAAAGCATTAAAAACATGGAACGGCGGTTTAATGTGTCGATTCACGCACTGTGACACCCTTTTTGTCGTAGATACCGTCGCGGGGGGCGACGCGGCTATTTGTACGTAATCTTTTTTCAATTTGTTTTTTGTTTTTTATTGTATTTGTTTTGTTTTTATTAATGTTGTACATTGGTAATTTGTAGAGTACAAGTACAAAAATATGCATTAAATAACAAAAAACAACAAACCGAGTACTTGTTCATAAACTTAATTCTTTACATCCAATGAGTCATACATCGCCAGCCAGTCTGTCGTGGGTCATGCATAACCACAACCAACTCGTCGGGCGCAAATGTAGAAACTGCGAGCGAGCGTACCCGTGCGACGATAACCTCTTGCAGCGGTCGTTGTTCGTCGCATCTCATAAATTGTTCCCTGACGACGGGGAGGACGAAGATGAAGATGATGACAGCGAGGCCACCGAGTTGCATTCTCCAAACTATGTACCTGCGAGTCCTGTTGATGATGACAACACTGACGCGGATGAGGCTGCAGCCGACGTTCGTGAGGCAGACGTTCGTGAGGCAGACGTTCGTGAGGCTGGGGGCGCCGAGGGGGACACAGTGGATGCGTTTCCGACGGACATTAGTGCTGACATTTCATGCGACATTTGCTACAACACGCGTCATCCCAACTCGTTTTACATGAACGCGCCGTGCGCCTGTCACATTAAAATGTGTTTGGCGTGCTCCATGCTCATCCAAAAGTGCCCCATGTGCCGCCAGGCGCTGCGCAGCAACTTGATCGGTGCAGACGTCACACTTAGCATAGCGCCCACAGACATGGACGACGAGCAGCTCGCGAACCCCCTTCGGCATCCAGACGATGACGAGAGCAGCAGTTCGTCCGACACTGTCTATCACGACGATGAAGACGACAACGACGATGAAGACGACAACGACAACGACGAAGCGTCAAGTGATGACGACTCGAGCGAGAGTGTTGTTGTGTTTGAATTGAACAACCGGTCGATTGAGCACTCAGTCATGCCGTTTCTGATGCCGCGTATTGAATCAGTCAGTGCTCAAATCGCACGATTCTCTTTGAGCAGTGAAGTGGTACGCGAACACCTGCGCGCAAACCTCATCTCCACCCTATCGTACAGCATGTCCTACGAGTGGATCCGGACGGCGTACGGCTCCATGAGCACACTGTACACCTGGCCAGACGCTCAATCCGATGCACAGGGCAACTACCTGCTGTGTGTTCCTCATGTGATCCTCACCAGCTTGTTCCAGACGCTGATATGCGGCATTAGAGCGTTGCTAACACTGAACAAAGTTAATAGACACACGGGTATCATAAAGGTGGCGCGAGCTATTTGCATGAGTCTTCGGAGGACGCAGCGACTGGAAGACATGGGCTTTGCCGCTAAGCTGAACTGGATGGAAGAGAACGATATTGTCAACGTGGCCATCAACGTCATCCGCAAGTCCAAAAGACACAGCACGTCGTACGAACGATTACTCATTTCATGGTCCTAGTTTACCTAGAATCATATTTATAACGCGAATCTGTTCATTTAATATAGATTTTTATTTGGTTGTTCACTGCAAATAAAATTTGTATTTAAAAGTGAAGCGTCAACGCCATGTCATTAGCAGTAAGTAGTACGCATTTTGTTCACGACCGCTCCTGTTCGAGCCATGGCATACGATAACTGTTTCTGGGAAGAAGAGGATGAGGGTGATGACGGCTTGTGGACGCCGCCAGAGTATGATGCACACCAAATGGAGATAATCAACCAGAACCACGATACGGATTGCTCCGTGTTCGCCGGGCCGGGGAGCGGTAAAACGACGACATGTATTGGTATTGTAAAAGATGCAATCAGTCGGTTACACTGGAGCCAGCGGTCCGTGGTGGCCATAATGTTTTCCAAAGATGCGGCGACCAACTTTAAAAAAAGGGCGAAGCGGTGCGGACTCAAAACGTTTGCAGCCGACAACGTGTCGACGCTGCACAGTTTGGCGGGGCACATCATGGCGTGCACGCGAGCGAGGGGCGATGCGAACAATGCAGGCGGAATGGAGACAGTAATCGCCCAAGCGGTGTTACACCTGCACCATTTACCACCCGACGCGTTTGCGCGGCAGGTCCCCCGTTACGCTCACCTGCGACTGATTATGGTGGACGAGGCGCAAGATATCAGTCAGGTCCAGTACGATTTTGTCAAGTTGCTGCAGTCGCGCCTTGCGGGGTGTGCGCTCTATATGGTGGGAGATCCCAACCAGAACATCTTCCAGTTCCAGGGCGGCGACGACAAGTTCCTGCGGAGTCACGCGCCCCGGAACCGCAAACACTTGCTGGTCAACTACCGCAGCTCCGCCGAGATCGTGCACTTCATCAACGAACACCGCCCCTGGAAAGATGATGTCGAGTATCCGCCGATGATTGCGGCGCGCGGTTTACACGGGGCGAAGCCTGAATGGTTCACACACCGGTCCCGCGACGACGCAATTGATGCCGTTGTCGACCAGTTTATGCGGTACGGCCCAGCAACCACGGCCATCATCGGACCGTTCAAGATCAACAGCAAAACGGCGGGGGTGAATGATGCATGTATCGGCTTGAACTCCATTCTGGATCGTCTCAAACGACGGGGCGTGGACTGTGAGCCCAACTACATTTTCGGAGATGATACGCACAGGGCGCCGACAAACTCCAGCGCCACGAATCAGTTGTACACGATCCACGGTTGTAAAGGGCTGGAGTTCACCCACGTCATACTCATCGATTTCCATACCAACACCTTCAAGAAGCCGCCAACCGAGGCGGAGGTGCGCAGATACGGCTACCTGTGGTTTGTTGCCATGTCGCGAGCCATGGACCGCTTGAGCATGCATTCCATTGTTAATATGGGGTTTAAGGGAGAAGAGGGGTTGCCGTGGAAGGGGATGAAGGGCTGCGACGCGGACACGTACGACTTGCGCGGCGGCTACATGTGGCCACGAGACAAACAAGTACAACAACAAAAAAAACAGAAACCCAGAGGAAAGTCATCAAAAGGAAAGTCGTTTATCAAGTCGATCACTGAAATTCTCGACGCGTTAAAGAATCGCGAGTTGTTCAACGAGACGCAGCTCCTCCATTTCCAGTCACTCACTCGGTTTGACACGCCGTTTATGGGGGAGGAATCACTGTGGAGTGAGGAGTGCGTGGCCGCACCGCAGTTCACTACCTATCAAACATTGTTTGGTACGGCGGCGCACTTTTTTGTAGAGGCAACATACGTGCGGCGACATGATACGTCTTTAACGCCAACTTTTGTGCAACGGCTAATTCAAGAAGCGAACACCACCGTAGTGGTGCCGTCGAAGCACAAAAACGGCTACAAGACGTTGGCTGATAAACTGGGATTGTGTTTAAAGATGCACACTGTAACGGTGTCACATTTGCTCCTCTTACGTGCAGAGTTTTTGACAGCACGCCCAGCACGCCCAGCACGCCCTGCTCATTTACCACATCATGACAAGAAGGTCCAACAAGTAGTCGCATTAATTGACTATATTGTGGAGCAGCTGCACCGCGACGATGTGGTGTACCTGCGCGAGGAGTATGCAACCAGCTGGTTTGATCGCCGGGAAATTCTGCGCCAGTGTAGCCGCTGGTCCACGGATGACGCCGCTATTTTTTTTATGGCGGTTTACGGATTCCAAGTGTATAACAACTTGCCGTTCTTAATGGAGCGAGGAGAGGAGTACAACACCATGTGGGCGTACATGCAACCGTTTGTAAACAATATTAAAGAGTGGGTGATGACAAGCACGGAGTTTGCGGATGCCGCATGGCTGTTCGAGCAGCGGCGCGACAACGTGAGGTTGAGGCTACTGGGCGTCCTGGATGCCATCAGCCCGGCGGGCGAGGTTGTGGAGTTCAAGTTTTCAACCGGGGATTTCACGTTTGTCCATAAGCTACAGGGACTCCTCCAGTTCCAGATGCAACAGCTGCACAGCGCCGAGGAACGAGGTCCGCTGGGGCCAACATGCTGCGCACATGCGTGTTTTCGGCTGGTCAACATCTATAGCGGGCGGTCCACGCCGTTTACATGCGACTTCCCTCACGGCGAAGATGTGTTTCACGAAGAATTGATGAAAATTGTAGATGTGTTGTAATTTTATTTTGTCGTGACGAGTTTTTTTTTTGTGTGCAATATATATAAACTACCTGTATTATTAAATGACGACAACTAGTGTAGCAGTACCGCCAATGGCACGTCCAAAGATGAAAGAGCTGCTATCTTTGTTCCCCCCGAAAGAAGGATCGCGGGCCTATACTTACGATGAGTTGCTTAGCCTGTATACAGAACTGGTGTTACAACCCTTGATCGTGCCATCATCCGAAAGCTTGATAAACGGTTTTGTGACGTATTTGCATGAAACACATACACCGTTTGCAGGCGGGATGATTCGAGTACAGCATTGTCGGCGGAAGATTAACAACTTGAAACGACCAAAAGAGCATTACGACAAAGACACGTGGCAACACGTCAAGTCTTTAGACAGTTACCCCTTTGTTTACGGCATGCAAAACGTACCTATACACTGTCAAAAAAGGTATGAAATGCTTAAATACATACACGACGTAAAAAACATTAAGTGGTTAGTGTGTTTGCAGTGCAGGCCAGGCGAGAAAGAAATATGGGATTATGTAACACACAGTACTACTCAATTTCTAGTGCGTACCATTGAAGATTATAAACCGATCACGTTTAGTACTGGAATGATGATATTAGAAGACGTGTGTAAGGCGCGGTTGGCGGGTGAGCGCATTGTTTTACATTGCACGGCAGGTTTTGGCAGAACCGGATCGGTAATGTTTTTGATTTTGTTATTTTTTCAGGCTGAAAAAAACCGACAGGTGTTACTTAACAACTTAATGACCAACATACACGAATTGTCACGTGATGAACTCATGGAAACCGAGTTAGCGCACGAATATTCGTATTTGGCGGCAGAGGAATTTTACGAACTGAAAGAGAGTAAAGCGACAGGGGATGCGTCACTCGATTCCATCAAACACAGCATCTATGTTGGGCATTTAAAAACACGGTCAACCAGGATAAACATTACAAACGCTATCGTTGCACACTTTCTGGACTTAACCGACCCCCAGCCTACTCCAACCGCGTACACACAATACAGTACTATGGACGATCTCAACGAAACAATAATACAATTTCCGCGGTTCACACGTCAAGACAAGTCTGACATACTAGGAGCTGCGGACACGGGTCCTGCGATACAAACAGAAGTGGTGGCCGCACAACAGATTGACATAGTCCCAGCGGATAACAAGAAAAGAAAACTAGAAGATGATACTACAAACAACGAAAAGATAAGCAAACTTAAAGGGGGGATAAGTAGTCGCCAAAGGAACGCGAGGCGTCGTAAAAGCATTAAGCGTAGTAGCAAAACCGTGCGTAAAAACGGTCACAGTGGTGGTCGTAGACGCAGTAGCAAGCGCAGCCGCCGCTAGTGAAAACTGTAATACCACTATGTTTTATTCTTGTGGTTCCATGATCTATCCATCCCAAGTTGGCATTTACAGCGCAATGCTTAATTGAACTTTCATCTGTGCTCGACATTGATCGAACACCGCAAAACACTGGTGTAAGTACTCGGACCGAGAGTGTCCCGCCGGCAGTGGCGCGGCCAGTCGACACGCGGCCAAACTTCGTAGACATTTTTCATCAGAGTGCAGTTTTTCAAACCCGTGTTTGGAGTTCTCGGGCATATGTGCAGTTTTGCGTTGCTTTAGTTTTTGCTTTTCTCCTATGCACCTTTTTAAAAAATACTGTATTGTACGTACCACTGCCGCTCTTACAAAACGAACAATAATAACTAAATGCATGTACTACTGGTAGTGGCAGGCGTGACGGTCGGACTCTGTTTTTTAATTAAGTCAGGGTCCCACCGATCCGGGCCAGCCGTCAAAGTACGCGTCGGCATGTTCTACTGGATGGATTAATGCCGTGCAGTCCGCGCATGCTGAAAAGTGCTGAAAAGTATTATTTATTGGGATTTAAAAATTCCGACGGACCGGAATCGAACCAGTGACCAGCAAATATCCACAGATCGCAAACCCCCCCCCTCCGCCTACTACAGTCTGCTGCTCTGCCAACTGAGCTACCGTCGGCTGTGACCACACTTGCGTGCGCCAATGCAACGTGTCAGCTGCCTCTGTTTCCCGCTCCATCCAGTACCCCCCGGGTTAGCCGTAAGTAGACACGCACTATTTGTTAGATTTAAAAAGTTTCCATAAATATAATTTTCTGTGTGAAATAAGAAACGGTTATGAACTACAGCATGTACAACGGGCCCGCTTCGGGCGGTGTGTACTACGAGCCGCGCGTGTACACGCCCGAACGCCTCAGCCCCGCGGCGACCAACTACTACTACTTCGACAACGCCGCGTCCACGTCCATGATGCCCGAAGTGCTCAATGCCATGGTGCCCATGTTCACCAACAACTACGGCAACCCCGAGGCCAGCCACGAGGCGGGCAAGAAGGCGCGAGACATCATGGAGGGGTGCCGCGGCCAGATCGCCGACGCGCTGCGCGTGGATTCCGGCGAGATCTACTTCACCTCCGGCGCGTCCGAGTCCATCAACACGTTCATCCGCGGCGTGTGCCACAGCAACTGCCACCGGCACCGCCGAAAACTGGTCATCAGCGCCATCGAGCACAAGGCCGTGTCCGCCACGTGCAGCGACATGGAGCGCGAGGGGTACGAGGTGGTGCTCGTCCCGGTGCTGGCCAGCGGCGTCATCAACCTGGCGGCGCTCGCCCACGCCGTCACCCACGAGACGCTGCTGGTGTGCGTCATCATGGGCAACAACGAGGTGGGCGTGCTGCAGCCATGGAAC